GTGGAGAAACCATGACAGCTAACGAAAACCAATACTACAGAAAAGTTGCTATTTCAAACTTGATGTAATTTCGGTTTTTTTACTAAATCGGGGGATGGGGATTTTTCCCTGTCCCCCTTTTTTTTTGAGGCCAACATAGTATGCATGAATATAAAGCAAAGGTAACGAAAATTGTTGACGGAGATACCATTAAGTGTGATATTGATTTGGGGTTTGATTTGTTTCTTTCTAATCAAACTATACGGCTCTATGGAATAGATACGCCCGAAAGTAGAACTAGAGATTTAGAAGAAAAGTATTACGGAAACATATCCAAGCAGTTTTTAAACGATTATTGCCCTAAAGGTTCACATATAACCTTGAGAACTCACTTAGATAAAAAGGGGAAGTTTGGGCGTATATTAGGTGAGTTGATAGTCAATAAAGTCAACCTAAATGAACAAATGGTTGCAGAAAACCTAGCTGTGGAATATCATGGACAATCTAAGGTGGATATTGAGAAAGAGCATCTAAGCAATAGAGTAAGTCTGAATAGAAAAGGATATAAATATTCTTAACTTTTTCCTTGTATTGGGGTGTTTTCTATGGTATTATGTCCTTGTTGGGTGGGTCAGATATAGCTTATATGTAATGTAAATAACTTCCTATTATATATTTTGGTTTATCTATTGGTTTAGCTCCACTATGTAGATAATTCCATAATGGTGGAAACATTAATAGACTGGCTTTAGAACAAGATACATTAATATCCATATCATTAAATATTGTTTGTCCGGCTTCATTATCACTACAGTATAAAAAGAACACAAGAAAACGTCTAGCAGTATCATAGTTTTGAACATCAACGTGTGGCTTGAATTGATCTTTATCGTTAGGTAGATATCGTTTCATTCTATATTGTTCAAAGCCATATTGTTCTGGCCAATGGTATTCAGTAATACCACAATCTTCTTTATACTGTTTAAGATATTTTTTAAAGACGATATCTAAAGATGATCTGAATTTAGCCCATTCGTCATGTTTATGGAGATTTATTTGTTGGAAGGATGGTCTTTGTTCATTATCAACAATTTCCATTTGGGAGCTATTTTTCTCAAATTTTGTGACAATCTTATCACAGAAATCAGTTGATATTACATCATTATATATTTTAATATATTTATCCATTATAAATAGTATTTATAACACTTAAAAAATAACATTATGCCTACTAAACCTAAAGAAGTTAATCAATTAAATGTAGTATCCTTTGAAACAAATTTTCAGAGAATGCCAGCCACAGATTTTTTCTGTCAAAGAGTAAATATACCATCTCTAGCTCTGGGCAATGCTATTTTACCTACGGCATTTTCAGCTGTTCCAATAGAGGGTGATAAACTTATTTTTGAAAATTTAACGATTAGTTTTTATGTTAATGAAGATTTGTCAAACTATATGGAAGTGTACAACTGGCTTATTTCCATTGGGTTTCCAGACGAATTTCCACAGTTTAATTTGAACGGTGATGCTATAAGTGCTACTACAGCTAATGGTACTATTAAGTCAGATATGAATATTATCATTCAGACCAATAAAACCAATCCCAACTACAATATCACTTTCAAAGATGCTTTTCCGACATCATTGGGTAGTGTTCCCTTAGACTCTACAGCTACAGATATGCAACCTATCGTTGTAGATGCCACTTTTGCCTATACAGGTTCATTTAAGGTAGAAAAAATAGGCTAACCTTTTCCTTGTATTATCCCTAATTTTTTGTTATAATATAATTATGAAAATTGATGAGATAAACAAAATGATTGATAAAGACGCAGCTTTCTTGAAAGAGGAATGTAATATTGATATTGCATCTCTCCGAGTACCAGAGCTGTGTGCAAGATACCATCAATTAATCTATCAAGAAAAGCTTACATTAGAATATTTTAAAACTGAATATAAAGTTTTAAGAAAAGATAGATGGGTATATTATACAGGAAAAGCAGACCCCGAAGTATACGAAAAAGAACCGTTTAATTTAAATATATTAAAAGCAGATATAGATAAATTCTTAGAGGCCGATGGTGCTTTAAATGTAATGCATTTAAAAGTAAAGGCACAGGAAGAAAAGTTAAATCTCTTAACAGAACAAGTTAAGTCTATTATGAGTTTGTCGTTTAATGTTGGTAATGCAATAAAGTGGAAGAAATTTCTTAATGGTGAGCTTGGATGATTGTAGTAGGAAAACTTAACGAATCATATTTACAGATATCATGTGAACGACATATTGCTTATGAACTAAATGAGTATTTTGCATTTAGAGTTCCTAACGCTCAGTTCCATCCTAAAGTTCGTTCAAAAATGTGGGATGGAAAAATACGTTTGTTTAATATGCAAACAGGTCAAATGTATCTTGGACTATACCCATATTTAAAAGAATGGGCTGAGAAACATTCGTATAAGATACAAACAGATATTCTTGAAGCTAAAAAACTTTCTGGATTAGATACCGAAGGTTTAAAGAAGTTTTTTGATTCACTTAATTTACATTGTAAAAATAAACCAATTGTACCTAGAGATTATCAGATTGCCTCATTCTTACATTGTGCAAGAGCTGAACGATCTTTGTTGTTGTCTCCTACGTCATCAGGCAAGAGTTTAGTTATCTATTCATTGATTAGATGGCATCAACAGTTTATAGAGAATGATAAGATACTGATATTAGTTCCTACTACAAATCTGGTAACACAGATGTACAATGATTTTAAAGATTATTCGTCTGAATTACCTGATTGGAATGTGGAAGAACAATGTCACATGATATATTCTGGTAAAGAAAAAGAAGCTGATAAACAAATATATATTAGTACATGGCAGTCATTGTTTCGTTTGGGAGCTCCATACTTCAAGAAATTTGGAATGGTTATTGGTGACGAAGCTCACCTATGTAATGCCCAGAGTCTTAAAGGTATCTTAGAGAAAATGACTACCTGTAAATACAGGTTTGGCACTACTGGAACTATAACAGACTCTAAGACAAATAAACTGGTATTAGAGGGTTTATTCGGTAAGACTTATCAGGCTGTTACTTCTAAACAGTTAATGGATGATAAGCACATATCAGACTTGAGTATTAACTGTTTAGTGTTAAAGTATAATGATGCAGAACGACAATTAAATAAGAAGGCTACTTATCAGGAAGAAATTGATTTTGTCGTAACACATCAAAAACGAAATGAGTTTGTTCGCGACCTTGCATTAGCTAGAAAGGGTAATGTTCTGGTTCTCTTTAATTATGTAGAGAAGCATGGGAAGGTCATCCACAAATTACTGGAAAATAAAAATAAGGATGATAGAAATATATTCTTTATAGCTGGTGAAACATCGGTTGAAGATAGAGAGAAAATTAGACAAGTCACAGAAGTCGAAAACTCTATTATAGTAGCATCGTCTGGTGTTTTATCAACTGGTGTTAATATTAAGAATCTTCAAACCTTGATATTTGCACACCCCTACAAAGGAAAGATTAGAAATCTTCAATCAATTGGTAGAGTATTGAGGTTGGATGATAAAAGTAACAAGGCTATATTGTTTGATATAGTTGATGATTTATCATGGAAAAAACATTATAATTATGGTATTAAGCATTGGAAGGAAAGGGTAAACACATATTTGAATGAAAAATTTGATTATATGTGTAAAGAGATAACTTTATAAAGGAAACTAATATGGGTAAGACCTATAAGAAGATTGTGAGAAACAAGTTTGAAAAGAAAAAATTTATTAACTTGAAGAAGAGACAAAAATTTATAGAGGACTATGAAGAAAATGAAGAAGAAAAACTTGAAGAATTGTCAGCGGTGCAAGGAAAAGACCGAACAAGAAAAGACAAGTGAGGGGTTTGGTGGTAAGATTTATTATAATGATTTTACTTGTTCTGTTTGTGGTGCAGTAAATTCTTTTGTAAAAAAAGGATTACCAAAATTTGAAACAATGTATTTTATCAATACTGGTGGTTATTAATTATTAATCTTTGAGGATATTATGAAAGGGAATCAATTTACTCTTGGTTTGAGAACAACTATGAATATTAACGTAGTGAATAAAAGTGAAAATCCATTACCCAAGTATGCAAAACAGGGTGATGCTGGTATGGATATATGTGCAGCTGAAGATATACATATTTCACCTTTTAACTGGGTAGCAGTTTCTACTGGATTATATGTAGAGATTCCAGAAGGTTATGAAATACAAATCAGGTCAAGGTCTGGTCTAGCTTATAAACATGGTATTCAAGTTTTGAATAGTCCTGGCACTATTGATTCTGGTTATCGTGGTGAGATAAAAGTCATTCTAAAAAATAATGACCATCGAACATATAATGTTAGTAAAGGTGATAGAATAGCACAGATGGTTGTAGCTCCTGTAACAACTGCAACCCTTACAGAAGTCGCAGAGATTTCTGAAACGGAACGTGGTGAAGGTGGATTAGGGAGTACAGGAAAATGACTGATAAGAAAAAACATTACGTTGATAACGAAGCATTCTTTAAAGAAATTAAAAAATGGAAGCAGAGGGTTTTGGATAATAGAGAGATAGATGAGCCCGATCCCCCATCAACAGAGTATATGGGTGAGTGTTTTTTAAGAATATCTGAGCATTTAGTGATGCGTCCTAATTTTATTAACTACACATTTCGGGATGATTTAGTTTCTGATGGTGTTGAAAATTGTTTGTTGTACGCTCATAATTTCAATCCAGAGAAATCTAAAAATCCGTTTGCTTATTTTACACAAATTATATATCAATCTTATGTAAGGAGAATTGTCAAAGAAAGAAAATTAATGCACATAAAATATCTTTTTGTT